CCCCACCGAAGAACAAATTCAAAATAAGATAATTGCTGCCAGTGTACAGCAAGAAGCAATAACTGCTGTTGTACCAGAGCCAGTTATAGAGCCAATAGCTGAACCGGAACCGGAACCAGTTATAGAGCCAGAGCCAATAGCTGAGCCAGAACCGGAACCAGTTATAGAGCCAGAGCCAATAGCTGAACCAGAACCGGAACCAGTTATAGAACCAGAGCCAATAGCTGAGCCAGAGCCAATAGCTGAACCGGAACCGGAACCAGTTATAGAACCAGAACCAATCGCTGAACCAGAACCTGCTGATAAAAAGTATACCATAGCAATATTGTTTAGAGGTACGATTAGAGGTGATGTGAATACTGTTATAGAATTCATACAGAACAGTATAGACGAATTAAGAGCAAATAATCACATAGTGCATGCATATCTTGCAACATGGGGAACTACACACGATCCTAAGATCAGTGCGTTACTGTCTGCTATAAAATTTGAAAACGTTATTTTACAAACTGCACCGGCATTAGAACAAATTCAAAGATTTGTTAAAAAATCTGCGATGGGATGCTATCCGATTAGTAATATGTACCGCATGTATTACCAAACAAAAACTGCGTTGGATGTAATAACAAGTGCATACAATTATGATTACATTATTCACAGTAGAACAGATGTCAAAGTAACATTTGGAGAACATCTTTCAAACTGGCTTGTAAAAGGATATTATACAAGTCCACCAAGCGGTGCACCGTGGTTATGTGATTGGGTAGGTGCAGCAGAGTCCAAAATTATGAAAGATGCATGGGATTACGGCACACTTGAACGACTAGGGCAACTGCTAGACGACAAACATGTACCAGAACATATATTCATAGACCTTATGTCTGCACATAGTATACAGCACAGAACTGCACCTGTCGCAAGTATCTTTCTCGATCCACACCGAGTAGAGTCCGGCGACAGGTTATAAATTAAGTATCTAATGCAATCCACTCTTTGCGAGCATCTGCGCCTTTGGGATCAAATATCAGTTTCAATGCAGCACTGAGATTGCCGTCATCTGTTAGTGGTACCAGTTTGGGCTTAACCAAACTGTGTCGCCAATCTGCTTCTTCCAAGCTACCAAGACCTTTTGCGCGAGTTGGCTTGGGACAGTTCTTCCAATCTTTAGCATCATACAAGTGGTAGTCGTCTGCATACCAATAATAGCGTGCTTTGCCTTTCTCTTGAATAATGAACGGCGTTTGAAACGCATAGAAGAACGGTTCCTGCTGTGCATCAAACAGCTCAGGCCAGTGTAAATAGAAGAAATTTACCAACAATGCTGTGATGTTAGCGCCGTCGGGATCTTGGTCCGCAGCTAGATATACTTTCCCGTATCTCAAGTCTTTTCGCACAGCTTTTTGCCCTAACGCACAGCCCACACTGGTCATCAAGTCCATAAGGATTTGACTATCTAACAATGTCTTGGGTGCTTCACCACGCACGTTGAGAATTTTACCACGCAGCGGCAGCGCACCGTGTATTTCAGGATCTCTAACAGCACTGACCATAGTCTTGGCACTGTCGCCTTCTGTGATAAGAAGAATACATTTTGTGCGATCCTTGCCATTTGCATCAAGCAGCTTGGGCACTTTGGTACGCATCATCTTGCGTCCAGCTTTGGCTAGCTCTGCATCGTCCTTTTTCTGTGTACGAGCAGCACAGCGAGCATAGATTTCATCAATCCATTCTTTATTCAGCTTGATGATGTTTTTGAATGTGGTATCATCATCCAGTGTTTTGCGAATATACGCATCAACACCGTCGTTAATCAGTCGTGTTTTACTTTGACTGTCAAAGTTAGGTGCATGCATCACTGTTACGTTGTAGATAAGCAAGCCATCTGCAATGTCACTGCGGTTGGGTGTAAGTCCGCGACGTTTGCTTTCACGTTCCAAGCTTTTGACTAGTCCGCTGTAAAACAGTCGCTTAAACGTATCAATATGCTGCCCGCCATTAAACGCAGGAATGTCGTTGACAGTGGTATGTAGATACTCGCCATCTTCTGCAAAGTTAGGTACTAGATAGTAGCTGCTGTTGAAGTTGGTGTCTTTTACGTTGATTTCAATTACACGGCGTTCATCAAAGAACGTTTTAACCACAGTGGGTTTGACATTTACTTTTTCGCTGTTGAAGTAAAACTTAATCTTGGGATGGTTTGCAGCAATTTCTGTAATGCGTGCTTTGACAAATGCCAACGGTAAGTTGATCTTTTTGAACACGCTTTTGCTAAGCTTGAACGTTACAGTGGTTCCGCTTTTGGCTGCGCTTTTGACAATCTTGGGTTCGCGTATATCCAGTTCGTCAAACGCAGCATTGCCTTCGTTGAAGGTCTGTTGGAATCGTTGTCCATCGCGAACAATGTCAATTGTAAAGTATTCACTGCAACTTACAACAGTGCTGGCGCCGATGCCGTTGGTACCACGAACTTCTTCGCGCACACCAAAGTTACGACCTGCACGGGCCTGTGTAAGTGCCAGTGTTGCTTTGTGCATACGTTCGCTTTCATCCCAATCAATGGGAATACCGCGTCCGTCATCTGCAACTGTAAATTCCATTGTCTTGACATCGTAGCCAACATCAACTCTGCTACCGTGACCATGTCCGATAACTTCATCTAATGCGTTGTCTAATATCTCTCGGAATGCACAATAAACAGCAGGAGTCCACGTCATCTCTACTGGCTTTAGTGCTTTACCATCCCAATTGACAATGGTTTGGGTATGAGGGCTGCGACTGCCCAAATACATTTCTGTGCGCAACCTATGGTGCTGATAGTCTGTGAGTTTTTGAATGTTTTCTGTCATTGTGTTTTAGTTATACACGAAACGAAAGGAATACACAAGAGTCTGTGAAATCATATGTCTGCACCTGCTTGTAAAACAACGAAATCGGAATGCTGTATGCATCCCGATTGCGCTGTATTCTCTTTATAATATAACTTTTTAAGCCAGGAAGATTCAACGCCTACGGCGTGGCCTTGCCTGTATAATAATATATCTTGACTGTATTTGTATGTTTACTGTCTTGATTGGTAGTCTTTAGTTAGTACATGTTATCAGTATAGGTTAGTAGTAAGCGGCAGTTTGATTCTGTTTCCAAGTCCAAACTGCCAAAAACTCATTTACGCTGCGAGAGCGTAAGAAGGTGCAGAATTTTCATTTGCATCTATAGTTTTCTTCGCGATAACGGTGCTTAGATCCCGGTGACTCCATCCTGCCTAGTTCGCCTGTCGATCCTATTTCGACCCCAGCAAAGATACAGATTTTGCCAATCATTTATTCCCTTTTTCCTCACAAAAAAAGAATCTGTATCTGTGGTGGAGCCGTCGGGTACCGCCCCCGAGTCCAGAACGTGTTCAGTGAATATCAACATCACAAGTTATTTATAGACTACTTTGTTGATCTTGTCAAGCCTATGTTAGTAAATTGTTACATTAGGACTGTTAAATACAGTATCATGCATTACAAAAGTATTTTTATATCAGACTTGCATTTGGGTACAAAGCAAGCAAAAAGCAAAAGATTGCTTACATTTTTAGATACTCATACCTGCGACAACTTATTTTTAGTAGGCGATGTCATAGATGGATGGGCATTACAGCGCAGACATTATTGGACAGACAAACAAACTGAAGTAATACGTAAAATATTAAAGATAAGCCTCACTACAACTGTGTATTATTTGCCAGGCAACCACGACGAATTCGTAAGACCATTTTTCAAATATGGATTTAACTTTGGTAGCTGCAATGTAGTTGACAATGTCGTATATCATGCCATAGATGGTAGACGAATACTAGTAGTACACGGCGATTACTATGACATCTGGATGAAATTTCCTAAAAAACTCATTAATTTTTTGGCACGCATCGGAGACTTTATACCCATAAGTTGGATAGAGCATGCTAAAATACGTAATCAAAGTCCCTATCGATATCTACGCACAACTAGAACCGAACATCGTATAACAAAATACGCACAACATAATAATTACGATTCTGTAATTTGTGGACACACTCATATACCAAAAATGTTGGATAACTATATGAATACCGGTGATTGGGTAGATAATTGCACTGCAATTGTGGAGACAATTGACGGTAAGTGGGAACTGCTAACACATGTCGAAGATACTGTTAATAACTGATGCATGGCATCCTCAAGTAAACGGTGTAGTTACTACTCTCAGTAACTTGGTAGATCAAGCAAAAAAGAATGGTGATATCATACATGTGTTTCATCCACGTAGATGCACTTTTAGATTTCCATTACCATCATATCCCGAAATTGAAATAGCCATACCAAATATATGGTTTGTTTACAAACTTATCAAACGACAAAAATGGGATCATATACATATTGCAACACCAGAAGGCCCGTTGGGTATGGCATTTGCCACAATGTGTAGATGGGCAAAGGTACAATTTAGTACAAGTTGTCATACTAAATTTCCAGAATTTGTCAATGCACGGTGGCCGTGGATAAAAACAAACTGGGGCTGGCGATGGATGAAACACATCTACAGAGGTAGTACACGAATACTGACTACCACTGCTACTATGGTAACTGAACTAAAAGGACACGGGTTCACTCAGGAAATATTTGCATGGACCAGGGGTGTAAACAGAGAAATATTCAATCCCAACAATAGAACTTCAATGATATGCGGCAAACCAGTTTTGGTATGTGTAAGCAGAATAAGTCATGAGAAGAATTTAGACGTGTTTTGTTCTCTGGTTTATAAAAATGCAACTAAAATTGTAGTAGGTGACGGCCCCTATCTAAAAGAACTTAAATCAAAATATCCAGATGTTATTTTTGTAGGTAAAAAATCTGGTAAAGATCTTGCAGATTATTACAGGCAAGCAGATGTATTTGTATTTCCCAGTGTATCTGATACATTTGGAGTCGTAAACATAGAAGCATTGGCATGTGGTACGCCTGTTGCTGCGTATCCTGTTACTGGACCGATTGATATAATAGAACAAGGTATAAACGGTTATTTGGATAAAGATCTTGTTACTGCCATTGACAAATGCCTGACATTGGACAGAGCTGTTGTATACCAGAGCAGTTTAAAATGGACCTGGGAAAACTGTTATACGCAATTTAAATTTATATTGATGAAAATATAAATTTACACGGATGTATTCTTACCTGTCGCATAATAAAACATATTATGCTGTTCTGTGACAACGTTTGTCGTCAAATAGCGTTCCATGATATTGACATAATTTTTAATTCGTTCAGCTTCTGCGTCGTCGACCAACGACGAATACCGAGTTATTAAATCCAAATTTGTTTTGCTATAATTATATATATTATCTTTTTTTAACTTTGACAGATATCCGGTATTTGGTATTTTTAATTTAAAAAATAGATCAGTGTAATTGATAACGGTACAGTTTCCAAAGTTTGACAAGTAATTTTTAATTTCAGATAATTGATCTAACGAAACATTTAAATCTGAGTCATAATTAAATATATCTTTTATAAAATTATTGAATATATCCTTTGTAGATACGAGATTATGTTGTTTACAATATAACAGGTAATCCCAAATTATAAACGTATGAGATAGGTCTACATTAGATTTGCAATAATCATTTACCAGTTGTGATAATATTACAATATCGTCTCCTTTTACTTTAAAATTGACAGAGAGTACTCGATCTATTAATTCAGATATAGAATTGGTATTCCATGTAGTATTAAATCTATGTTTGATTATCAACAATACTCTAATTAAATATCTGCTTTCCTCATCTGGATATATAATTACGATTTCTTTAGAACTAAAGTTAAAAACTTTTGATAATAATAATGGATAGTTATGAGTTCGTAATATACGGTTATTTTTTGAAGTATCAAATCCAATTAATGTGTCATATACACTATCCAAATATCCAATCATTTCGTTGGGATTTACATGATATAATTGCCTTTGGTCTAAATGATTGGATAACGAATCTGGGTGAATAAATTCATTTAATAAATTTGTCGGATATTTGTTGTCTGCGATTTCATTGCAAATAAAATGACCGCCTGCACCAGACGGCCAACACAATGTCAAATCTACATCTATATGTATGTGCTTGGCATCTTCAAATATACGATGCTGCGGTAATTCCAGTTTCATGATACAGTTTTATGTTTTTCCATACAAAATGCTGTAGCACAAGCAGGGCCACAAAAGCCGGCTTTGTATTCTGTGAGATGATATAGCGGCGCCCGATACACTCTCTTGCTGACTTCAAAAGAATGTATGACAGATTCAGTGGGTTTACCGCATTGACTGCAAGGCTGACCATCTGTCCAAATCAATATATCCGGGCGCCCGTTGTTCATGTTTATCTAACAAGACCAGTTTGGCGACCAGCAGGCACAGCAAGTCCTGTTGTGTTGGTAATATAACTGTTTGTTGCGTTCTCTTCTGACAATGTAATAGTAATCACATGTTGCATATCAATTTTAAGTTTGGCATCAGGTTTTGCGCTAAACAAAAAGGTGGGTAGCATTTGCAATTGATATTGTTGCGTTTGTGGATCTACACCTAATGACAGCACCAATGGTTTGGTAATAAGAATCCACGACGGTGCAGAGTCTACAATTTTGGCTACAACTTCATCGCCTGTGGTCATTTTAATTGTACAGACATCGTCGTTCTTCCAAGTTCGTTCTAGTAGCATTGAGTTCTCCTATTGTTGAACAATATTGTGCAGCAACGATACCGCGATGTGCAATATCAAACCAACGGTACGTTGTACTGATCTGGTATAGGCCAGTTGCGGCCAACAAATGAAATTCTATCAATTGGGTAACCTGATGTAGTTACACTGTTACCTTGATTACCGCCTGTGCAATATGCATGACCATTTTTAATTTCGCGTATAAACGATGCATGGCCCCAGTCGAACCATACAAGATCGTTTCTACGCCATGCAGTTACATCTTGTACATTTACTCTTGTACAATTCCATGCTTGTGTATACGATTGAGAATTCAAACTGTTTAGATAGGTGGATCCTGCCGCCTTTAATACAAATCCTGCAAATGCAGCGCACCAGTAGACTTGATCGCCGGGTTTTCCTGGACCAGGGCCTGGGAATGTGTTATCTAGTACACTTTTAGGATATCCCACTTGTGCAAACGCCTGCATGATATTGTCGTTGGCAACATAGTTTGGTGCGATGGATCCAGGTGGTGTTTTTTCAGACCATGCTCCGCCTGCTGCTTCTTGTAAACACTGATTTAATAGATTTTCTATTCTTCCCCATATTGTGTCCCCCGGTGCCAATGCGATTGGGCTTGACAAATTTTGCGGATTACCAATTGGATCGTTGGGGTCACCTGTGCCGTATGCAGGCGCATCTCCACCAGTTGTGGCAATATTTTGGTTAACATTGGCACCTGCTACACTGTCAGTGTACACGGGATTCAATGCTGCTAAATTTTGATTAGAAGAATAGTTGTCTTTTTGACTTTGATTAGGCGCATAATTATCAACAGGTGAAGCCGACGGCATAGACAGCGCACTCAATGTGCTGTTACCAGTAATGGGTTCTTTCCACAATGCAACAGGTACGTTGTTTATAAACACAGATGGACTGCTGTAAATATCTTTAACACCGGGATCTAAGTAGTCTCGTGCTTGCGGAAATCCGCGTTCAATATATGGCATGTTTACTGTCCTTTATCGATTACTTATATGTTAAACGTTTAGGTATTTTTCTAGAGCATCGCAGCCGCCAATGTATACCTCGTCTATCCATATTTGCGGAAAAGTTCGTGCAGTGGGCGCAGCTTCCAATAACTTTTCACGAGTACTCCATGCTTGATTTTCGGTCAATTCTCTGCCATCTGGCCCTGC